ACCCAATATTACATACGTTTTGGATAATCATATAGTAAGTCAATATATGGATCATCGTGAATATAATATATCATAGGAATGATATGAGTTTTCTTTGTGTCAAATACACGTAAACGAAGATTAGTCTCGTATTTTAGAAAATCACGCTGCGTCAACATCCACTTATGTGATTGGATCATCTTTTTACGATGTTCTACGATCATGAAAGTTGCTATCTCTTTGACATTAATTCTTTCAATAACAACTCCGTTGATAACAGTTGCATAAGAAAAATCAATCAAAGTATCAAGGTCGACAGTAGTAGTATTATATAACATTGAATACACCATAGCATCAAACTTAGAATTGACAGAAGTACGTAAAGATTTTATGGTCATTGTTCTACAATAACGATCAATATAGTATTCATATACCTTCATAATCGCCAATTTCTCAACAACCATGTTTACACGAAAATTAAAAGGTGCTGCTTTCGCCATAACAAGATAATTACCAAGTCGATCAGTTAAATTCATTTTTTTGCTAGTGGGTGTCATTAAATTAATAAATAACTCAAAATCATTCCAACCTAATAAGCCATACATATAAGTTTTCTTTAGAAACGTTGGTTTTCCTTCCAATTTATCTGATCTTAGGTCACCAGACAAATCACGTAGGTTATCACATTTTGAGCCGCTATTCGTATTTATTTCATGACTTACATCATCAAGATATTTTTCTGGCATTACCCCATTCCAATCATCACCAGCTCCTTGTAAATGTGTCTTGTGTATTTCAGAAGGTGGTACAATTTTTGAAATCGCTGTTGAAATGGTGCCATAAGCGCATAAGGTTGTAATAATACTTGTAAAAGAGTGCCCCGTTGCAACTCCTTTAGTAATTTCATAAATAAATCTTGATTCAGGAAGCACAATACGTTTAAAAATCATTCCCGACATAATGTAATAAAATAATTTATCGAGTTTGTGACATTCCGGGAAACATAATCTAATCATACCAAAGGCTACAACTATTTGTTCTTCACTAACGTTAGCATCATGACTAGAAAAATCAGTTGAAAAATTAATTAAGTCGGGATGTTTATCGACAGAAAGAACATCGATTAATTTACGAAAGTTTGAACGACCGTTGAGACGTCCTCCCCAATTAAAACCATCTTCTAACTTTTGCATACTCTCATTAAAAGTCTTTGCCACACTTTGACCAATTAAAGTAGGAACATCTTCTTGTGCTAATGTAACACGAGTTGCAATTTGTTTAAAAGGAACAGTAATTGAAGTTTTATTACGTTTTTCTCGTCCACCAACATAAGTTAAACTTTTATCAAGAACATAGGTTTTATTAATTATAATGTTGCTGTACTGATGAGCAAATGTTTTAGTTGCTGAAGTAGTACGGTTACGTTTAGGACCAATCAACTTACTAGTCATAACCCCAGGATAAGCCTTACCATTAACACCCAAACCAAGAATAGATTGAGTTTCGTACCTTGGTACAATAGGCATCACAAGATCGACTCCAACCCGTGATCTGTAACCTGCTATAATGTCATTTAAACCATATTTAACTAAATGAGGTGTACTCATTGTGACTAGATTGGGAAAGGAATATTTCCAATCACCAGGTAAAACAATAAAAATCTTACCCGAAAGGTACCTCAGAAATTCAGGAAACTGTGACTCCAAAAAATGTCTAACGCTATAATCTTGGTTATAAGAGGATTTATTATAATTTGGTTTGTTCACTCTCATTGGGAAGACACCAATAATTCTAGATATTTTATTGACAGGAAGAGGAAGAATATTAGAAAATGAATATGGTTTACCACTTTCTCGTTTAATAATACGTTTCAAATTCTTATGATATAAGTTAATTTTACGGACTTTTTCAACAACAGCACCATATTTAAAGAAATTGAGGTATTTATTATATCGTCCAACACGACCCATTGATTTAAATCGGTTAAACAGATTATTCAAAAACTCCTCCCGAACGTTATCCATACAAGTTGAGCTGACTCTATTAATGAAACCAAAATCTGACGTTAAAGTTTTGAAACAAGAGATAGGATCAATGTAATCACTCTTGTAATTTAAAGGACGAACCACATCAAACCATGTGGTAGAGAACTTTCTTAAACGAATTTCATGTTGATCCCAAGAATGCTCAAAATCAATTGGAGTTACTGTGCGTGCTTTAGGATGGTGATTAACTCAGAAACCGGCATAGTGCCATTTGATACGGCGACAGCTAATTCAGACTTGTAAATATTTAGTTCTTTTTGTAATTTATCATCAAGTAAATCACCAGAAAGTGATGAATATTTTAATATGACGTCTAAAGGTAATGACTGAATAGGAAGTTTAGATATCGCTAAGACAGGATTACTTTTAATAAAG